TACCTGAGTTACTGGTCTGGCTAGGCATCAACGCATTGATAGCCGTAGGAGCCGTAGTCTGGCCTGTACCACCCTGAGCAATAGGCAAAGCATTAGTTAACGTGACGTTACCTGAAACGCTAAGATCACCACCTACGCTAAAGTTATCTCCAGCCGTACCTGCTTGCTGGTCTTTTAACTGTGCCATCAACTCACGGATAGCATTGTTAATCGTCGATGGTGGACAGCCTTCAGCAATGTTAATACCGTCAATATCAGTATTGTTTGCTGCTGTTGCGCTAAATTCGCTGATCTTTGTCTTTGGCATGATTCACCTATTGGATTAAACCTAGAAGGCCGGGAACAGCAAAAGGTGCAGCAGTTCTACCTCTCTGGACAGCCTCAGTAAATGTTGCAGGTCTAGGCGCAAACATAGCTTTCTCGCCTAAACGATAGTATGGCGCAGTCATTAGCGCAGTCAAAGCACCTGCCATCGGATCAACATAACCAGCACCACCTGTCAGCAAAGCACCTGTCATGCCTCTAGTCGCAGTACCGCTATCAGGCACTTTCTGTCCTAGAATCGATGTCGCACGACTAGACAAGTCTTGCATAGGCGCACCACCTCTAGCAAATGCAGCCTTACGTTTAGAAACATCAGATTGACGCACAGCAGCCTCTAACTGAGCAGGAGTAAAGATGCCTTCCTCCCCACGAGTCTTAGCCATAGCTGTCTGCACTCGGACAAAATCACGATAGGCAGAATCAACCTTCCTCAAATCATTCGCGTACTTAGGATTCTGGTTCCGCAAGGTATTCATGTAGAAACCTTCAAGTTCCTTGAAAGCATCACCTAGAATCTTTGTCGATCCAGTACCAGAACCATATGTCCTAGCCATATCCGATAGGTCTTGCTTGATAGCCTGAGCCTTAACGCCACCAACGACACCAGAAGCCCTAAAGTCAGATTCCAAAGCATTAACATAGTTCTGGAACTGGTTTCTATCAGCCTCTGACAAGTTACCTTTAGCGTAACGGTTCTTGATGGCATCAAAACCAGATTGAACTTTAGGTGTGAACTTAACTGCTAGATCAGGCACTACGTCGTTATATTTGTCTCTGATCGACTTCTCAACGAACATATACGCATCACGACCTGCCAAACCTTGAGGAACTTTTAGCTTAGGATCAAGATTGCTTAAAACCTTGTTGTAAGCGGCTTCGTTAAACTTTTCGAACTGTCGCTGTCTAGCACCACTTACGATACCGCCTACCAATGGCAGACTCTCAGCGGCTTGCTCAATCTGTTGAATACGACCACCAAACGCTGAACCCGGAGTCAAAGGAATCCCCTGCTCACGCAATGCGGCAGCTTCAGGACGTACAGCAGGAGCCATTAAACGACCAAGACCGCTTACAGCAGCAGTACCAGCACCACCCATTAGACCGCTAGATACAGCACCTCCGGTTACATCTTCAGTCGCTTTACCAGCACCAGTAGCCGCACCCATACCAGTACCTAGCAAGACATCCGTTAGGATTCCAGCACCGCGAGTAATAGGTTTTGCCGCTATAGCAGCAGGTGCAGCCATACTAGCCGCAAACTCAGTACCGCCAGCTCTCATAGGCTGTTCCTGAGCAAACTGGCCTTGTTGAGCGCGTAGTTGATCCCTAATCTTCTCGTACTCAGCACCGCTAATGCGACCACTACGGACAGCCGCTTCCAGTTCATCAGCAAAGCCAAAGGTTAGACCTTGAGCAGCAGAACGAGCAGTCTCAGCACCCGTTGAATAAGGAACTGGAGCCACTACAGACGGGCTAGGAATAGCCGGAGTTCCTTGCTGTTTAGCAATTTCCTCAAGACCAGCAGTTGATACCTTATCTAGCTTTCCAGCCTTAAGGTACTCTAGGTCTTTAGTAGAAAGTTTGGACAAGTCCATTATTTACCCTTTCTACGATCTAATTCCTGTTGGATAGCGTTTACATCAAACGCAGGAGCTACACCTGCTGGCATATTCGGAGCAGCACGACCTGACTTAATCATGGCTGAATCAATCAGGCTTTTAAGCCGGTTTTGCTTGTCTTTAATGGTTGCTTGCTTATCTCCCAACTGAGGAAAATATGACCGACGATAGTTCTCTAATTGCTCTCTGGTATAAGCAGCACCAGTACCCAATGTCAACGCAGCATCAAGAATCTCTAACTGAGCAGCCTCTACTTGCTGACGAGCTTCAGGATTTGCCAAGTTTTTAAGATACTCAGAGCCGGTAAGGAACCTAACAGCTTCAGCACCAAAATTAGGAGAAGCAGCCGTAGGTTTAGCACCCACAACAGTCTGCAACTGGTTTAGCGAATTAACAACACGGTTCGTTAGGAATCCAGCAGTACGCTCTGATTCCGTTGGCATATTGATATTCGTAGCACCTGCCTTACGTTCAGCAATACGCATCTCATACAACTTATTCTCTAGTTGCATGAGTTCAGCAGGGTTCAGTTCTTCAATAGCGCGACCTTGGAACAGACCAGCAGCTACACGACGATCCTGATTCGTGTAATCAGTCTTTTTAGTGACGAACTCAATAGATTTCTGCTCAATGTCCTGTAGACGCTGAGTCAGTTCATTCATCGTTATCGCACCAGATTCAGCAGCCTGTCGCAAATTAGCAACACGACCCTTAAACTGCTGAGGAACAATATTTTCAACTGCTTGGAAATCAAATCCAGCAACAGCGTAACGGTCTAGTTCCTTGTTGATAAGACCAATTTGTTCTTGATTACGTTTGATAATCTCATCAGCACGTTTACTAGGCGAAACACTTAGTCTTTCAATTTGGCCTAATAAAACATTCTTTTTCGCTAACAAAGCGGCATCAGGGCCAGCCTTATCTTCAACCGCTACTTCTGGTAATCTTGGCTTATCTTCTGATGGCGCAGCACCAGACGGTGTAGCCATAGCCGCAGCAGCAGGAGCAACTGATACAGGTGGTGGTGCTGTTGGAGCAGCTAGAGCCTGTTGAATAGGCGCATTTTCAGCCAAGAACTTAATAGCATCAGCAGGATTAGCCCGAATATACGCTTGCATAGTCGGATCATCTTTAACCCGTGGGTCTTGCAACAACTGCTCAATAGCTTGCAACTGATACTGTGACTGAGCTATCTTTTGACGATTAAGCAACTGGTTAATACCAGCCTCATAGGTCTGACCAGCACCAGAAAATCCTTGAGCAGCAGCCGTTAGAACATTCTGTAACGCAGAACGTCTAACACCACCAGCACCCATACCCTGAGCCAATGCAGCACCAAAACCTAGCAATCCCGCTAGGTTCGATCTTTTCTGTAGTGCAGCAGATTGGTCTGGCCCTAGTAGACCTTCATAGCCTACTGGTACGCCACCAAAGATATTAGGTACATAATCCTCTATTGCCATAATGTCACCTACATTAAACTAATCTGTGGTGCTGCGAATGATGGTCTTTGTTGCTCCATAGCAATCTGCTTACCTCTCATCAAGCCCATACCCTCGATAGGCTGACGATTCATCTCTTGTTGTGCCAAGTTAGTACCTACGTTCATCGTAAATGGATTTTCTTTAGCGAAAGTATTTAACGCTGAAGGCACTTCTTTCAAAGTTGCTAATAGACCCGGATTAGCCATCGCAGAACCAGCAGCCGTATTCATAGCACCCATCGATAGCGCAGGATTAGCCGCTATACCGGCAGCCTGAGCAGCACCACCTGTCGCAGCACCAGCAGCACCACTAGCTGCACCAAATACACCGCCACCGATACCACCTAGCAACGCACCAGTTAGCGGATTACCGCCTCTAGCAGCAGATACACCACCGCCTAGAGCAGCACCAATCAACATAGGTTCCATTCCAGACATTATTTACCCCCACCAGAGCTAGTAGTCGTTTCCAATGGCGCACCATAGAAGATATTCGCAGCACGTTGCAGACGATCCAATGGCAAGTCTTGTGCAGCCAATTGACCCTGAATAGCCTGTAGATCGTAAGCCTCTCGACCTTGACCAACTTGCAATAGTTTCTGAATGTCTGCGTAATCCTGAGCAGCCAATCCCGGAGCCATTCCAGCCGCTGCACGTTGTCTCTCTAAGTCACCCGCAGTAATCTGTTGAGCAGCACCTAAAGCCCCTAAACGAGTCTGGAGAGCCTGTTGCTCACCTGCCGTTAGACCACTAGCACCAGCAAATCTATTCGCTATAGCCTGTTGCTCAAAGCCACCCAAACGACCCATAGCAGCCTCTTGAGCCTGACGCTCTGCCATGTAATTCGCTAGGTAGGCTTTTTGATTTTGTTCTGCTAATCCTCTAGCCAAAATATCTTGAGATTTAGCCGTTTGCTGTGCCATTGCACCTGAGCCATAACGACCAGCAGCAGCAGCTTGAGCCTGTAGATTCTTCATGCTCTCGCCAAACTGCTCACCCGCTAGACGGTTAGCCTGACCTAAAGCACCTTGTAGATATTCGCTACCACCACCTAGATAAGCACCGCCAGCAGTAGAACGAGTTAGACGAGCAGCCTCAGACTCCGGCTGACCTTCCATCATTGAACGATAGAAGCCAGCACTAGGATCAGCAGCACCCATGCCCATAGACTCAATCTTAGCGGCATACGGACTCGTATAGCCCATTTGCTGTGACAAGACATTCTGAGCTTGCCCTACTAGCGGAGAGCCAGCTAAAGCCCTCTGTTCAGCCATAGACATCGCTTGCTGAGTCGCTGAAGATGGGCCTACAGCCAAAGTCTCAGGAGCTTCCGGCATCGCTTGATACCGCTTTTTAGCTTCTTCTAAAGCAAAAGTGATAAAAGGCTTAAACTCTGGCCCTATCTCTGTCCGACTTTCTTGTCCACCGCCACCCATATTAGACCTCGCAAATCCATTTTCTAGGACGGAATCCGTAATGACTCGCCCTACGTTGCCAACCCTGACGATGACTGGAAAAGGTTAAGTATTTGACACTAGAATTCTGTGCCATATTCTTAATGAATTGTAAACCTTTTTCAACCACTTGATAATCGTTTTCTAATGTCCAAGCCGCCCAAATATGTAGCTCATGACCTAGCGGCTGCAATACAAAGAACCCTACAAAATGCTTGTTTTCTAACGCTATCCACAGCATCGATTTCTGGTTAAACAGATCGACGTAAACATCCTCAACTATCCAAGGCTCAGGACTTTTTTCTTTAATCTCATCTAACCCCGGCTTTATCGTAGGCCACCAATTTCGTATCTCCTGCTGCGGTACAAAGTTAAATTCTGTCATCCGACTATGATGTATCCGTAAGTTTTGTCTGCTGTGTTATTTGCCCAATGGTTCACAGTAGCCGAACCTTGTTGCCTATTTGAAACGTATAAGTTAGTTGTTGCAGCCGTAGAAACATAATTTAGCGTAACAATAGCAGAAGGAATCGAAGGTCTGGTAGGACTTGTGCTAGTTTCAAAATGTTCTAGCGAAACGCCTGTATTAGTTACTCGCCACATAATCTCAGCATAATCATTAGCGTTCATTTCCATAAAGAAATTCATTGCAGCAATTAAGTGTGACGGATCGCCTGTGCTTTTTCTCGCTGGCAAAGCAAATCGGCTATTAGAGCCATCTACATTCGTTCCATTCTTCCTAAACCAAATATCTACATCTTGCGAATCATTCGTAGTGTTCTTGTACTGTAACGAGAACTGAATGTTGTAAACACCGTAATTCCTGACGTTAAGACGAGAACTGTTAGAAAGATAGATGCCATTTGAGTAATCTGTTGTATTTAATGTAACAGCGTAAGCAGTAGTCGTATTCGCAGCAGTCTGGTCTGTGGTGTCCTGAAACGCCCCGTAAGGCATTGAATCAGATTCAGCATTGTCAGACATAGGCGTAAAGAAAATCAGGCTGTCATAGCCTATACGCTCATCAAATAGGGTCGTTGTGGTGGCATTGCCAGTCGCTAAAGTCAGTAAGCCGGTGTTATTCGTCTTACCGTCCATAATCCCACGAACAACCTCAGAAGTCTGACGAGGATCAGCACCGAATACAGGTAATGTACGAAACTGTGTCATCTCGCCCCTGACTTCTGAATCTCAACATCTACGCCAACAATCGTATCCCATCCAGTATCACCGGCTGTTGTCTGAACAGAAATCCTATGGAATCTACCGTTAGACCTTAGTGGGCAACGACCATCGCTGTTAGCAGCAGAATAACTGGTGTACTGCGGAGGAGCAGATAAAGCCTGACGAGTCGCTATAGCCACCGATCCGGTAGAGCCATCAACGTAAGGACGAGCCATAGTTACCATACTAGGGCCAGCATCTATATCACCCGTTGATACCGTCGCAGACATAACAGTACCGTCAAACACAATGATCTTTTGCGCCCTAACACCAGCAAATTCCAGTAGTCCACCAGCCCATACCGACGAATCTAGCGGAATATCTAACGTATCTAGGTTGTTATCGTAGTTATCTACCTGCTCTAATGTTGCTGATGGTGTAAGAATGTATGAGATAGACGTTGCATCCGTAGAAGCATAAGCCCAACGCTTTAACTGGATGTTGTAAATCAGCAATAAACTACCACCTTCCTTGTTAGGAAAGCACCAGACAGCTAGACCCTTAATCGGATCAATCGTTGCCGACATCGTATTAGCAATATCAGTCAAAACAGCCGTATCAAAGAACCATCGATTGACCTTTTCTAGTCCAATCGGCTGAACATTCTGCCCATCACAGAGATAAAACCCGTCATCAGCTAGGAAATACGTTACGCCACCGAACTGAGTGATAGAACCAGCAGAAATACACCCCAAAGTACGAGAAATAGCGTCAAACTGGAAGAAAAACGGGCTACCTGAGTACGTCATACGATAAATCGCACGTTCTAGGAACACTAGACCATACTCACCACCCGCTAAACCTGTGATATTCCCACCATCAGGTAGGTATTGAGAGTCAGACTGACTAGAAAAGCTAGGAACCCAATTTAGTTCGTTGTTAATGTCTGACCAATAAACCGTAGATTCACCACCGGAAACATTAGCAGCCACCACAAAGTCACGAACCACAGTCACAAACCTAGCTGGTGGAGCATTTCCTGTCGCTGTGATCGTCGTACTCGATACCGTCTGGCTAGAACTAACCGTATAAGTACCAGTTCCACCTACACCCGTACCATAAGCAGTAATCGTCGTTCCACCTGTGACACCAGTTCCGCTAATCGTCTGGCCTACTACAACACTTCCGTAAGCCATTGAGGAAACAGTCAACGTAGTACCTGAAATAGCCCCTGTGAACTGAGCATCATCTAGCCCATAGAAATACGCACCACCAGACAAATCAAACGATTGCAGCTTGTCTAATCCGTTTGCTACGATCATCTTTGACCCGAACTGAGTCACATCCCACGATGAAACAGCCGTGTAACCCGTAGTCGTTAACGGATCAAGTGTCGTATCGCTAGAGTCAAACTTAAAGATTTGAGTAGCACCAGCAGCAAATAGCGAGTTAGTACCAGCATATTTGCCAGCAAACGCTAACAATAACGACTGACCTGCATTAGCTGAATAATCTGCTACATCTCGGATAGGCGCATAACCGTTCATTACCGGATAACAGTTCTTAGCATCCGTTACACCGCCAGCAATTCCGGGCTGGTCTGGTGTCCACTCACCAAAGTTTATTCTTGTCGTAGCCATGTATCACCCACAGGAGAAACTTTGATCCATTCTTCACCGTAAATCATGCCATCGGCAGTAACCACAGCCCTAGCAGTCATTGACCCTACAGCACTTGATCTTGTAACGCCACCAATGCAACGAATGTCAGCCTTGCCTAATATTCCAGCCGATGCCAAAACAGCATTATTAGCAATTGCTGTAAACGACCCTACGCCAACGATCTGAGCAGACGCAAACTTAGCCGTTCCACCTACTGCTGTGACCGTAGCAGTGCCTACAATAGCCGCTACAGCAGACCTAGAGTAGCCTCCTAGCGCAGTGACTACGGCTCTGCCAGTAACCGAGGCTGAACCCTGTATAGCCCCTTCAGCAGCCGTTACAACAGCCCTACCAAGGATTGCACCAGAGGCACTAACCGTCTTAGTTCCAGCCGCAGTAACTAACGCTCGACCGTTAATCGCCCCTGACGCTGTGACAAGCGTAGTAATGCTATCTTCAGATATTGCAGCAGCAGATAACGGTAGGAATCCAAGCATTTAATCCTCTACTATCTCGACCCAAGATGTCGTTGCCTCATCCCATGAGTACATCTTTCCATCGGTAGGCATTGCTACTGGTGGTTGCCATTGAGCATTAGCGTCTAATGTCCACGATAGATAAGGCTGCGGAGGAACAAAAGCATCAATGTCTGTTTGATAAGTGTAGCCGATTCCAGCGTAATTCTTGCGGAAATTACCGTTATAACTAGTCTGTTTCCAATTCCCACCAAATAGGCGTTCACAATAAGCAGAACCTATATATTCCTTCTCCACCCCATTAACGTCGCTAGTGTCTTTATTATCAATAACGATAACTTGAGTCACGACGTTATTCTCATCAAGTTGGGCAAAATGTGCCATTACGCCTCCAATTTCAAACCTGTCAACGACATTTCATCCCCAACAATACCAACCGGGAACGTATTAAAACTCATGCTTATCCGTACATCTTCACCCTGAACCGTCGGCACGTTATGCTCAAGCGACGAAGGAAACAGAATTAGCCGCCCTTTAATCGCCTCAAACCACCACGATTCCGAGTTGTACAAGTTCCAGTTTTCGGGTGGAAACTTTATTTGTTGCCAGCCTGAACGATAAAAGTAAATACGGTCATCAGGATTAGTATTAAGATAAAACACGCCAGACACAAAACTATTCGGATGAGCGTGCTTGTGATGCCATTGCCCTTGCTCTGAATAGTTGAACCAAGACTGCGTGATGCGTAAATCAACGTCATGCTTTGGGTCGCTAGTTGCCTTAAAGTATTCAGCAACGCAGCCCTCTACCCAATCCCGCAAAGAAGTCATCACCGGATCACGCAACACAAAGTTGTTTACGCTAGTGGTATTGCCTTCGTTAGCCCTAGTTTCCTGACCGCGAACAAACAACAGTTCCTCATCGGTAAACTCTCGATCTAAGTCGAACATACCGATTGGCGTAGGAAACAGGTTGTGCATATTCATGCGAGTGCCTTTTCTAGTTCTTCTTCCTCTTGCTTCTGCTGCTCTAGCTGTTCAGGTAGCCAAATTGTCGGGATGCTTTCCTCAAACGCTTTGATCTTGTCCATCACCCAGTAGACCTCCTCGATGCTAGGGCAAGGTCTAGGATCATCCCAACGGGTGAAGACGTTGTTGCTGATCTCCCATTTAGCACCCGGACGAAGCATTTGCATTGCAACGTCAATGCCGTAGAAGCGGTAAATTTTTTTCATATTCGTTAGTTGAGTTTGATAATTACGATGCCTGAGCCACCAGAACCAGCGGTAGTTCCATGCGTTCCACCACCACCGCCACCTGTATTTGCTGTTCCGGGGCTTCCATTCCCAGCAGGACTGCCAGCAGCCCCACCATTGCCACCTCCACCTGTACCGCCAACGCCAGCAATTGAGCCTTGAATTGTCCCAGAACCTCCACCACCACCAGCATAAGTAACACTAGCACCAGAAATACTTGACGCTGTTCCAGCTCCACCATTGCCAGATTGACCGGGAGATGGGCTAGTTGTGGCATTTCCACCTACTGCACCTGCGCCACCGCCACCACCACCTCCGTAAGATGGTGCAGCAACAGCATTTCCACCATTATTTCCTTGAGATGGTGTTGTGCTAGGCGTATTCCCTGCTGCACCAGTTGTACTGTTGTAATACCCGCCACCACCTGATCCACCACTACCTTTTGACGCAAGAGGGAAATCGCCCCCAAATCCACCGCCAGCAGATGTAATAGTGCTAAAAACAGAGTTACTTCCGTTCGTAACTGGACTACCTCCTGCCCCTACGGTTACTGTGTATGTAGTACCAGCAGTTACGGATAAACCAGTACCAGTACGGAACCCACCAGCACCACCACCACCTCCAGCACCAGTGCCGCCACTACCACCACCAGCTACAACAAGATAATCAACGCTGGTCACACCTGTTGGGCAAGTCCATTGAGATGAAGCGGCAAAGCTAAGAATTCTGCTTGCTGGGGGTTGATAGGAAATGATGACGATGCCGGAACCGCCAGCCTTACCCGTTTGGTTATTGCCACCACCGCCACCACCGCCACCAGTATTTGCAGTGCCCGCAACGGAAGCAGTTGCTCCAGCACCTTTACCACCCCCTCCAGTACCGCCCGTCCCTTCAGTGCCGGTAGCCGCACCGCCACCGCCACCACCAGCATAAGTAACACTAGAACCGGAAATAGATGATGAAGTCCCAGCACCACCATTACCACCAACGCCGTTTGTCGCTGTAGCACCTACTGCACTAGCCCCGCCGCCACCACCACCGTAGCCGTTTGATCCGTTACTAAACGCAGTGCCGCCGTTGCTGCCTTGTGATGGAGATACCGAAGGCGTATTACCAGAACCACCTGCGCTCGCACCAGCACTACCCGCAGAGCCACCACCGCCAGAACCACCATTGCCGCCGGGGGTTGTTCTTGCGTCTGAACCTAAACCGCCGCCTGCTGATGTGATCGTACTGAAAACCGAATTCGCTCCCGCAGTATTAACTGCGCCGCCGCCGCCAACCGTAACGGTATAGGTCGTGCCAGCAGTAACCGACAAGCCAGTACCGGTACGAAAACCGCCTGCACCTCCCCCGCCATGCCCTTGCGTACCTGTAGAAGGGCTGCCACCGCCACCACCACCAGCAACGACAAGGTACTCAACCTCAGTCACACCAGTAGGACAAGTCCACGACCCACTGGCAGTAAAGGTTTCAATGATGGTTAATACACCGCTGCCAACACCCCGACCAAGCAGCATTGCCATAATTCCACTCATGTCACGTTCCCTGAGATGACGCAGACAGTGCCGCTAATGAACAGGATTGTTGCAACGCCTCGAGTAGCCAAGGTAACGCTAGCTTTATCGGAATCTGTACCAGCTATGTATGCCGTCGTAATGGTGCAGGTAATCGTAATGTTGCCTGTCGTATTGTTAAAAATAGAAATTACGTCACCCTCAGCAAATGTTGCATCAGGAATCGTAATCGAGCCACCAGAGCCAAGTTGAACGTACTTACCTACATCACCAACGGCTAACGTATAAGAACCTGTCTTAGTACCAACAGCAGGGATATTTCGATAGCCAATAGTGAAGGTTTCATCAGGAACAGTAACCGTTCTATTAGCAGATAACGTCGCAGGAGTTAGCGTTGCAGCATAGGAAGACGTACCGCCAGCCCTACCAGCAATAACGATAGCATCCTGTGTTGACGCAGCCTCAGAACGAATAGCATTAGAAGCTCTAAATGTCTGAGCAGCCGTAAATGTCTGTGCAGCACTCGTTATAGCAGCAACATCAGCCGCATACGTTACAAACACATCCTTAGTACCAGCACCGAAATTAACAGCGTTATTGCTATTAGATGATTTCAGTACCGTAGTACGAGCTAACGTACCCGTTCCAACAGTACCGAGACCAACTTCCCAATCCGCACCGAGAGTAATTGTGTAATAGCAAGTATTACCACTGCCTATCGCCGATCCGAAAGTACGAAAGCCCGTTACTGCACCGTCCAGTGTTAATGTGCCTGTGCCGGTCGTGGTGGACGTTTCCCGAACTCGGTCAGCAATGACTAATGGCATAGATTACTCCAGAGTTACGG